CCATGCTGATTTGCAGGTTTATTCTTGTTTTGGATAGTTCGAGATTTTGCCTCGCTCTTAGATACATCGGTACCAGGCTCATCTAAAGACTGTAATATTACTTTATCTCTTCCGATAATTCCATAATTTGTCCTCGCCCAATCTCCATCACCTTTACGAATCATTTGGGCCTTATTACTAGATGTAGGCCAGCCTTCACCTTCAAATGGATCATATCCTAATTCCAACCTCATCTCGTCATGTGTAATAGCATTCTTCTCAAACATATCTACAAAATGATTTTCTTTAGCTTGTCTAGATTCGAAATCAATCTCTTTAAATTTAAGATTTACAAGATTCTCATCTTCAAAAAGAGTTAGTTCAGAAAAGGTGCTCTCTAATAATAATTCTTTAATAATGTATGCTTTAAATTGTGAAGCGAATTCTTTTTGATCTGCTTTTGTATCATCTATTAAGTTTCTAGATAATGTTTGAGCCGTGCTCCGGTTACTTGATCCGCTCTCGCCCATATCCACTGAACTAAGACCTAAACCAGTAAAAATACGTTGTTTAAAATGGGCGATAACTTTATCTACTGCAATCGGAGGGCCATCTGCCTGTAGAGGTGTAATCTTATGCCGTTCTGGTGTAACCCAACAACCATCAGAAGGCATATGAGCAACTTTAAGTTGGATGTCCTCCACTTCAGAACTACCATCAGAGAACACAGCTGCAGGCTGCTTTTCAGTACCAACCTGATAGTGGAAAAGAGGAAACAAGTGTTGATAAAGTAATAATTCTATATTTTCTTCAATACGTCGTAATGCTCTAATATCATCCTTAACAGCTACTACATCTGGCGTACCAACAGCATATCCTTCTCTCTTATTAAAACAAAAATGTACAACATCTTCTGGTGCAAACTCTTTTGCGGTTTTGCCATACACCTCTTGCATATACTTTTTGATCTTGCCATACTCATCTCGTTTGAATCTGACAGTTTCAGCTGGTAAAGGGAAATATCCAGCTATAGGATCTAGTTTCTTCCCATTGGCATTGACACGTACTTTGCCACCCGAAGCTTTATCCTTCCTGGCTTTTACCCAAAAAGCATTAGAGGCTCTAGTTAGCGAAGATGAAGCCTGGCTTATTAGTACTTCAAATGGTAAGTTTGTCGCTTCTTCCATTTGACGGATACGCTTTCTAACATAAATAACTCTATCAAGATTAGGTCCTACGAAATCATAACCTTCTTTAAGAAATAAATTTTTCTTATTCTTACAAGCTCTCCTGAAATATGATTCAGTATCCAGAATTCGACCAGTTTCAGTTAAATCCCATTCTGGAACTTCCCATCGAAGTGCGTTAGCTCGAGAACGTCCAATATTAGATGTATATACTTTAACAGGGGAAGGAATTACTTTGGGAATAATTGTTCTCTGTTTTTTAAGGCCACTATTCTTAGAACTAGTCTTTATTATAATATTGGTAGAAGACTTTTTAGTTTGTCTACGAGTTACTGCCATTAAACCTTACCTCTCTTCTCGAAATCTCTAATCCAACTTCTAACTTTCTCTAAATCTTCCTGATTAACATCTTTAAAACAATCTCTAATAACAATACCTGATTGTACCTGATTTTGTTCTTCAGAGGAAGGTTCAACTATTTCTTCACTTGGTAAAACACCTGGAATCTTGGATGGAATAACTCCAGTTGTAGTAGTATCAAGTGCATCTGCATCCAATGCACTATTGTCTTGAACTTCAGCTTCTGGAGTACTGCCCGCTGGTATAAGAGTTATAGATCCGTCATCGTTCACTATAAAAGTAGAATCTGTTCGGCTATTTAACTCTCTTTCTATAATATATTTCATCTGAGCTGGATTAAAATTACTATGAGTACCACATTCAAGACCATTCTGAGCAATTGCTCTAATAATAGACTGAATCATCATTATTAGCTGTATAATACGAGATTTCATCATTGTATTATCTGCTTTCTTTTGCATCCAGCCAATATCAGTTCCTAATAAATCATAAATCATTTGGGTAACATAAGTAAACCAATCACGTACATATTGAATTCCAGCCTGCAAAATATTACGCATCTGAACAATAGAGTTAATTAGTGGAGATACATCAAGATACGTAGCGGTTTCTGCTGGTCGGTCTTGTTGTTCGGGAGGATGATAACCAGCTTCCCACTCTCCTCCAGCTATATGTTTTTCAGAATTTGGAATGTCATCTTTACTCCAACGAGTACCGTCTGCTTTAGAGCGTTGTAATGGAGCTGGAACCTTACGTCTTTTTTGTTCTTCTCGCTGCTTAAGTTCCTGCCACTGAGCATTTCGTTCTTCACGTTCTGCTTCCGAGAATGAAGGAGACCATGCTTCTGAAATTTCTTCTCCAGACATTTGTATTTCTTCTTTAGGGACTCTGGGAATTTCAGGATTATACTTTTGTTCTTCTGGAGTATTAAATTGTTCCCATTGCCAATCACCCCAAGCAGATCCATGAGGATCTGTATTATCTTTATCAAAAACACCCTTATTCTTATTACCAATACCAGTATCAAATCCTCCGCCAAACTCTCCTGCAGTATTTCTATGAGCCGGCCCAGCAACACCTATATCCAAATCAACATTTGAACTAATATCAGAGAATGGGATTTGTGCACTCCGTGCAATTAAAATAGTCTCATTGATATGATCCACCACACAAATTATTGGTGCTAAAATCATTTGGATCCACTTATCTAACCACTGACTTAGAGCATCTAAGAAAGGACTTAAAATAGGACCAACTAGTTGAATTATAAAATCTATATTGAATTTGACATCTAAATTAAGTTTAGCTAAATATTGAGTTAGCATTGCTAGAATAGCCAGCAAGTCTTGTGGACATAAATGAGAGAATAGTTTTAACAATTCACAAATATCAATATATGCCCCGGGGTCCTTAAATAAATTACGGATCTTATCCAGGATATCTGTTCGTATTTTGATATTTAAAGCATGTATTTCTAGAAGATCTCCATTAGGTAAAAGTGAACCCGGATCTAATAATCTATCAAAACACGGAATACATTCCGTCAACATCTTGCCAAGTTCACGACCACGTTCTTTAGCAGATGAATCTGGTCCAAAGATCTTAGTGTAGTCAAAATCCCTTTGTCTTTGACGAACACCATTCATGAACGCATCTGGATTATCCATTGCATTATTCCAGAAGTTCAATCTGTCATCAGCCATCTCTTTGGCATTAGTATATTGAGGATCAGTAGCCGGTATATTGGCATTTGTTTGATGCATCCCAGGATAATAATTCATCTGTTCGCGCACACGCTGCGAAAAGTGTTGTGTGCCATAAACATCTCTATAATGGGAAGCAAGTGCATAGTCTTCTTCGGCCCAGTTAGATGTCTCGACCTCAAAAGCCTTAACAATTACACCATAATCTGTCTGCTCATAAGGATTAAGAAGATTAACCTCTACTCCTTCAGTTGAAACTTTCTCTGCTAATTGCTTCCCGTCATTCCCAACTGGTATTTCTTCCTGTAAAAGTGACATCTATCCACCCAAGGCTTTGTTTACAATATTAGAAGTAGTAACTCCACCAGCATCCTCAATAGCTTTCTTCTCTTGTTTTAACTGTTCGTCTTGTGGCAACAAAGTCTTACCATTATAAATAGGAGTTACTTGCCCTGTACCGTTACCAGAGCCTGGAGAAGTAGTACTGCCTGTTCCAGGAGGCACACTAACTGCTTGCCCAGGTTTCACAACTACTCTACTAGCAAATGGTAAATTATTCGACTTCATCATCTCTACACCATCATGTCGAGTTAAGAAATCCTGAACTATTAAAGGGAAAAGTTTACAGTAGATTATCTGTGTAGCAGTTTCCATATATACAGACTGATCTATTGGTGCCATAATCATCATTTTATTTCTCTCCTGGAATAGGGATATTATTATCCGACAATCTAGCAAGATTTTCGATACATTTCTTATACATCTCAAAAGTAATTCGTCGACCATCAGTTCCAAAAACTCTTCTAACAGCCTCAATAATAGGCAAATGTTCAGATGGATTTAAGTCCACAACTACATTTTTACAACGTTCTTCAATCTCTGTTTTCATTGTAGTACAGGTATCAATTATCTTGCCGTAATTATCATATATTTCTTTAGCTTTCTTACGTTTACCATCTACAGTTGTTAAATCTACTTTCTCTTCTTCGTCACTGACATAAGGTAAAATTACTTCTTTGGGTTCTCGAGGTATCCACGAACTACCTGTCTGCGCATCTAGCAAAGAACGATCTCTGGGCTTTAAAATTTCTTTAAGTTTATTCGCGTCCATTATTATTCCTAAATTGTAAAAGGCTCATGGAGTCTCCACCAATCTATCTTTCTTGCCTTCTTTAAATAATCAGTTGCAGCATTAGCTCTCTCACAAGCCTCTTTCATCGCTCTTTGGCCTTCTTCCGAATTAATCCAATCAGCAAGCCGTTTCTTCATTTCTTCTTTGGTTATATTATTCTTCATGTAACATCTATCCAGTAATAGCATTTTCGGTATACGAAACATTAACCACTATATCTGTTTTAACTTGAGCATCTGTATTAGGTGGACATGTCTCTAAATACCAAAGTGGTAAATAAGTTGTAGTATCTGCTGCTGCATCAGAACCAATATCTGCCATATTAATAGAATTTCCCCATGCAATATCTTCCCATTCGCCTGAGGTTGGCTCCTCGGCTCCCTGGGATAATTTAACTCCCCAACCAGTCTCTGAATAAATAACATCACCATATGGATCCGCATCTACCAAATCTACCGGTGTCACAATTATATTAGAATACCATTTAGCAACATCAGTATTCCTAACGTATAATTGTATAGTAACAGTATCTCCGGTTTTGCCATTATGAACCATAATTAAAGGATTTGTTAAATCACTATCTTTAGTTATTGCTATAAATTGATCATTCTCTTTGTAATATAATTGTAAACTCATAACATTCTCCTATTTAAAATGTTGTGCGTTTTGGGCGATCTCGCTGAATACGAGCTCTAGTTCTTCGTCTCTGTAGCCATTCTGCTCTTCTCTCGTCTTCTCGATCATAATCCCAACCAGGCCTATCAATTTTAGTTGTGCCTCTCATATTATCTAATCTAGCTGGAGTCCTAAAATATGTCGAGCTTTTATTTAAAGGTCCTTCTAATCTACGATCTTCTGGATTATATTCTTGATCTCGTTGTGCCATTCTGTTTTTATAACCTGACTGTGTTCTGGGATCCGGAATAGCTGCTACAGATGTTACCACATGTACTGTATGCAAGTCATCAAATTCTAAATGAAAAGCAACAATAGCCAAATTAAGGGCATCAAGTCTATGATCTAATATCTGTTTATTCTCTAATCCATATACCGGAGCTTTTGTAGGAGTATAACGTTCGATGATATAATTTCTTAACTGCTTTTCTAAAATATTATCGTGGGAAGAAATACTTATTTTATTTTGTTCGAACATACGAATTGAAGCATTTACCATAAATGCCTTAGCTGGCACTTTACTTTCCTCACTAGTTATAGGATCTTTAATGCTAATTGAAGCTCCAGCGTCATACTTCTTTAAAATATCTAAAAGTTTTGCTGTATCTCTATCTCCGCCAGGATGTCTGTTTTCCATGGCTGTTTTCCTTAATAATTCATGGTTCGTGCTGCCATTTCCCGAATCTATATATATAAAAACTGGCTTCCACTTCTTGTTTAATTCTAATAACCTATTAATACCAGCAAGCTGTGTAAATTCCATCCCTTCAACTCGAACCGTCTCTACTACCTGAAATCTACCTGTCGCTGTATCGTATCCTAGAACAACTAACTCAGTACCATATTTTTCATTCCAATCAGTTCCGATACAGTATCTCCACATAGGCGAATAAGATATATCTGAATATTTATAAACCTTAAGAGCTCTATCGATATATGATGGTTTATATACGCCCGATTCAGATGAACCCCAGCTTGCAAGGAACTCATGCTGCCAGTCTTCTTCTGTGAATGCAGAACGCTCCATCTCTACATTTCGCCAGTGAGATAGTACTTTGTAGTCATAATGGAATTCTATATAGTTGGGGCTTTGTTCGCACAACATATAATAGGGGGTCTGAAATCCTGACGGGGTAGAGAAGCCTACCAATGCAGTATCTGGAGTAGTTTGTAGAATAGGCAGAACAGCTCCCCGAATAGCATTTTCGTCTACAAAATCCATCTCCTCGATGTAAAGATAATCAGCGTCCTGGCCACGAACACCAGTCCCGGCGCCCTTACCCTTAGTACCTGCAGCAAAACCACGAAGTCTAGAACCATTACTAAGTAATATTTCATACCATGGTGCAGAAACATCTCTAGTTACCATACTGGATAAAATAGAATTATTTTTTATAAAAGCACGAACACGTGTAATAATTTCTTCTGTATGTGACTTTTGAGGACCAGCCACAACAATTTTTATATTAGACTCAGTAAATAAACGATAACAAATTTCGACACATACACTATCTGTTTTGCCGATCCTTCTGGCCATTCTTAGAACTTTACGTTTAGATGAGCATCTTAAAACTTCTTCTTGGTACCATCTAGCAATCCAATATTCTCCGTTAGGTAATTTTAAGTTTCTTGCTACCCATTTAACTATGTCTAAAGTTGATACAGCTTCTTCCCAAGCTTCCTCGGTAGGAAACATAGGTTTCAAACTAGGATTAATATATTCTTTTGGTATTCCAGTACAAGGGACAATAAATCTATCTTTGGTTGATTTGCTATCATTGTCAACAAACTTCTCATATTTCTTTAGCTGCTTACGAACACACTTATGACATTGCTCAGAAACCTCATCTAAATCAAAAGGTAGACTAATTTGTCTCAGATCAACAAGGGTATCAGATGATTCTAATGGCATTACTATTCCTTATCTGAGAATGTATTCATGTCTACCTATGTACAAATACAGATTCCTGGCCCAATAATGAACGAGCAGACATTTGTCCACGATTCATAGCAGCTAAGGATTGCTGCCTCATTGTATGGGCTCTTTGTGTTTGAAAAGCTTTAGTATGTTGGCCCCAGTCTAACCTGCGGCGTTCTCGTTCTTTATCTACCATACGATCTGGTATCCGAGTTAAAGCCTCTGTTAATTCTCCCCCAGCAATACCTCCGGCGATACCACCAGCAATCCATCCCACACCAGCACCTACTGCAGTTCCAACTATAGGAACATAACTACCAATTGCTGCCCCAATACCCATACCTGCTTTTGATCCCACAAGCCAGCCGGCTTCTAGGCCAATACCAGTAGTAGCCACTCTAGCCTTCTCATGCAATCCACCTTCAGCCATCATAGCAGGTATTACAACTACTGCTGCAGTCATGCCAATGCCCAATAAATGACCACTCATACCTCTAGGCTTAGCTTTACGAGCCTGTTCTATAGCTTTATTTATTCTTCTGCTTTTATTTGCCGGAGTTATACTTTGAAGCTTTCTAAGATTCTCTATATATTGAGCAGAACCAGGATGAGTTTTCATTCTCCAAGGGCTTAATAACATTTCCTTACGACTAGGCGCAAATGCTGTATATGCCAATCCTCCTCGAGCAAAACCCTTAGCAAAGGTTTGTCTTCCCCAAACATGAGTAGACCAACGAGTTTTGCCTAAGAATCCAGGATCTGGATTTGGATTTTTGGGAAACCAATTATTGTATGCCATATTAACTCTTTAATAATTACTTTATACGGTCCTCAATAGTGGGTAGTTTGCCCATCTGTGGAAGAGAGCCACCCATAAGTCCAGCTGATCCGCTGTATCCTCGATTAGATCCGATTACAGATGAGCCTATATATGCAGCAGAACCGACGCCCATAGCTGCTAATCCACGACCGCCCCATTTATTTACAGCAATACTAACACCAGGTCTACCAAGAGCAGAAATACCTGCAGTAGCTCCACTAACACCGAGACGACCTGCTGCACTCATTCCTAGTCCTACATTGCTTCCAATCCTACCACCACGACCCATCATACCGATACCAGCCCCTCGCATTCTTGCAGCACCTCTCCCTAAGAATCCTAATCCACTGCCAGCAGCAC